ACTGAGATCGTGCGCCACGACTGGCATACAGATATGCTTTGGGATCATAGAGGTTGTATAGTCTACCTAAATACTAATGATGGGTCAACGTTATTAAAAGAAGATGATGAGAATGCTATAAGCATTCGTTCTATATCAAACAGAGCATTATTTTTCAATCCAGCAAAACCTCATTGTAGTACAACATGTACTGATTCTGAATTCAGAAGCAATATTATTTTTAATTATGAGTGAATTATATAATGTTTTTTCTATACCCGTATGGAAAACAAAAATAACTAAAAATGATTATGACAAAGATCTCATTCTCAATGAGATGCTGTACAATTTTAATGTAGATCCCAAAAGAAATACTTGGGATAAGGTAATGCCAACTACCATGAAAAGTAACTGGCACCATTCCAATAATGACGAGGCAGACGAAAAATTTAAATCTATCAGTTACAAAGACTCTGGATTGACTTCTGTTATAGACTCAAAGGTTAGAGAATTTGTTTCTCACCTTGGATTAAATTCCAGCATCAATTATTTTTTTCAAATAACTAATTATACAGTATCTACAGAAGGTTACTTCCTCACCAGTCATGGTCATGGTTGTGACTCTTTTAGTTCTGTGTTATTTGTGCAATTTGATAAACTTAATCACCCCTCTACATATTTTAATAATCCGTTTAGTTCATCAGATCAAACTAGATGGTTACAGAAAGACCTATATGATTCGTTTGATAACAAAAATTCATTTTTTAGTTACATGCAAGATACATGGTCAATTGATACTGACGAAGATGATTACATGATTTTTCCAGGACATGTCAAACACGAAGTTCCTACTGTAGGAAAATCAAACAAAGAACGAGTAACTATTTCATGCAATATTAAGGTGTACAAAAATGTCTAATGAAATTAATTCAATTACTATAGTTGGTGGCGGTAGTGCTGGATGGATGTCTGCCGCTACAATGATTAGGTTTTTTCCAGACAGAAAAATTACTATCATAGAAAGTCCAGACTACCCAATCGTAGGAGTTGGTGAAAGTACACTAGGACATATCAATCAGTGGTTAGATCTGCTAGGAATTCATGAAGATGATTTTATGAAGGAGTGTGATGCTTCTTACAAATTAAGTATTAAATTTACAGACTTTTATGCAAAAGGAGATGGTGGTTATCATTACCCATTTGGACCACCAATGTTGGATGGAACTGAACTTGGGTTTAATGATTGGCAAGTATTAAAACATTTTTCTCCTGGTATTCCTGTACAAGATTTTGCCAGATGTTATAATCCTATAACCCTTTTGGCAGAGCAAAATAAAATTGATAAAAATGAGAGTGGTCACTTAGATAATTTTAATTTTGCAAAAGATGCTGCATATCACTTTGATGCTGTTAAATTTGGACAATGGTTGAAAAAAAATTATTGCCTTCCTAAAGGTGTAGAACTTATTTCATCTTCTGTAAAGAATGCTATCGTAGGTGCAGATGGAGTAGAATCATTAATTCTCGAAGATGGTACAGAGCATTCTGCTGACATGTATCTTGATTGCACAGGATTTAAAAGTATGCTGTTAGCAGGTGCTTTAAATGAGGAGTTTGTTTCTTATAGAGATGTTGTTCCTAACAACAGAGCATGGGCAACTAGATTACCTTATACAGATAAAGAAAAACAATTAGAACCATTTACTAATGGAACTGCTTTATCATCTGGTTGGGTATGGAATATTCCTTTGTGGAGTAGAATTGGAACAGGTTATGTGTATAGTGATGATCACATCACACCAGAGGATGCGTTAAAAGAATTCCAAGAACACATAGGAAGAGATGATCTTGAGTTTAGAGATATCAAAATGCGTATTGGAATTCACAAAAATGTGTGGAGTAAAAATGTAGTTGGTATTGGTCTAGCAGGAGGTTTTATTGAACCTTTAGAAAGCAATGGATTATTTACTGTACATGAGTTTCTACTCAAACTAACAAAATCTATTTCCAAACCTTTTGTAAACCAATTAGATAGAGACATTTTTAACATGTCTGTCCGTGATATATTTGATACATTTGCTACTTTTGTAGGTCTTCACTATAGACTTAGTTCTAGAAACGATAGTCCTTATTGGAGAGATATTACAGAGAGATCTAATCTATGCGAAGAAATTTTAAAAATTCCCCAAATGCAAACAGATTTTAGACATCTAGCAGTAGCAAAAATGATTGATGATAAATTCTGTAACGGAGGACAACCTTATATTGCTACAGGTATGCATTATCCAATTGCAGATGAATCAACAATTTGTGCATGGGGATATCATAATGAGGTAAACTATAAAAAAATAGCACAGGAATCTGCGTTACGATTCTCTAGAAGAAAACATTTATGGCAATGTGTGGCGGACATTGCTCCAACATTGTATGCACATTTGGCAGATAAATATGAATATGAGGTAAATTAATTATGGCATATGAAGCGATGTGGTATCAATCACATTTACCAGATGAGTTAATTGATCCATTGGTATCAACTTTAGAACAATCTGATAATTTTATTGATTCGGAAACTAAAGGTGGATTAGCATTAGCAGTTAGAGATAGTTCAAACCAATGGATTCCTGATACTCATTGGATTTGTGGATTGTTATGGCATTATGTTACTCTGGCAAACGATAGTAATTTTGGTTATGACATTAAAGAATTTGATCATAATTCAATACAATATACTAGATACAAAACTGGTCAATATTATGGATGGCATAAAGATGACGGAGTGGGAAGTATAATTTCTCCTGATCCTAAGCACCCAGTTGAATCTTTTATTGATAGAAATACTAAACAGATTAGAAAATTGTCTGTAGTTGTCCAGTTATCTTCACATGAAGATTACACTGGCGGAGAATTTCAAATGCTAGAAGATCAAAATAAAACTTTTTTTGCACCAAAAACAAAAGGAACTATTATTATTTTTGATAGTAGACTTCCTCATAGAGCTAAAAAAGTATTGTCTGGTGAAAGACGATCTTTAGTTGCTTGGGTAACTGGACCCCAGTGGAGATGAGTATGAATTGGAATGATTGGTCTGTTATTGTAGTAAAAAATATTATAAATCCTGTATTTTTATTTGAACCTGTTCCTTGGGAACGAGGACAATATAGTTATGAGTCCAAGGGAAATGTTATTCATGTTCCTGATGAAGGACAAGTTAGTGGTAGTTTGTCTAGATATAATCACCCAAAATTTAGGCAATTGCATTTTGATGTAAAATCTAAAATAGAAAATGTAATTAATGATCCTCTGTATCCAACATACTTTTATGATAGATTTTATTTTAAAAAACAACTACTAGAAAAACATGTGGATAGACCTGCATGTGAAGTAAGCATCTCTATTAATTGCTCGCATAATTTAGATTATGACTGGCCAATATGGTTTACAACTCCAGATGGAGATGATATCCCGTTGATTACAAATCCTGGCGATGGGGTAATTTACAAAGGATGTGAACGACCTCATTGGAGAGAACCAATGGAAGGAAATTCAGAATCATACTATCATCAAATGTTCATGCACTACGTGCGTAGAGATGGTCCTCATCTAGAACATGCACATGATAGATGTAATACTATAAATAGAGTATAGCAAAAAGTCTTGACAGAACATGTCCGAAATTAATGTTGGTGATTTAAACGTATCTACCGAATTTAACTTACCCCTTTATAATAGTTCTAACAGACCCGTGAATCCTGCTACAGGATTCATGATATTTAATACTACCGAAAATAAATTGCAGGTATGGACTGGATCTCAATGGAAGAGTTTTGGTCAACAAAATTATGATATTAGTGCAACTGGCAGCGTAGTTACTAACGATTTAACTGGTGACTATAACGGATACAGAGTTCATAGGTTTACTGGGGATGGAACTATAACAGTCAACCAAAGTAATCAAGATGGTGGTGTAGAATTTCTACTAATCGCTGGGGGAGGCGGTGGTGGTGGCGTCATCGGCGGTGGTGGTGGTGCTGGTGGTGTAATCTATAGAAGAGAACTTTATCTAGCACCAGGTACTTATAATATTTCCATTGGTGGTGGTGGCGCAGGAGGAACTGGATGGAATAGTCCACAGCAAGAAGGTCGCGCAGGGACTCCATCTGTATTTACCGATAATGCTGGATTTAGTTATGAAGCAGTAGGCGGTGGTGGAGGTTGTGGTCATGGCGGTGCTACACCAAATAGAATTGCTGGTCAAGGTGGTTCTGGTGGTGGTTCTGCTAATATCTCTAGAAGAGGTGGCAATGCAATTGGTAAAAACTTCGGACCTCAAGCAACAGATAAAGCACATGATATCAGATCTGTGTACTTGAGTAGTAACGATGCTATGGCTGATGGTGATGCACTTGGTAGAAGTGCTCAAAGTTGGGATGCCATCGAAACATCAACTAATGAACACCAAGGAGTTCAAGGAAACGCTGGTGGTATCTGGGGTGATGGAGACGCTGGCGCTGGTGGTGGTGGATTTGGCACTAATGGTGGCAATGGTGGTGCTCCCAGAGATACTGGTGGCGAAGGTGGGCACGGAGGATACTTTGATATCAGTGGATCAATGGTTGGTTATGCTGGCGGTGGTGGTGGCGGTGTCCGAGGCACAGGTCGCCGTCGTGGCACAAAAGCAGGTGACTATGGTGGAGGAGATGGAGGCAGGGCAACTGGTGCCCCCGTCAATTTTGGTAGTCCCTCACCTAACAATGCTGAAGCTGGCGCAACTAATCGCGGTGGCGGTGGCGGTGGTGGCGGTTATAACGCCCCACGTGGCGGTGCTGTAGGTGCTCCAGGTGGATCTGGAGTTTGTATTATTCGATATAGGAAATCATAAAAATGGCATTAGATTTAACGTACATGGCTTCACTATCTGAAGCACAAAGAGAAGTTTTTGTAACACTTATCAATGATATTGAAAGTGAAGAACCTTTTGGTCCTGGTGTAACTTCTGATTGGGTTGACGAGATGAGAGAAAAACTCAGACTATCTGCTCCACGTCAAGAAGATATTGACAAATGCGAAACTTTGAAAAAAATTGCTCCAAGCGATTTAACTTACTCTATTAATAGACTTGCTGATAGTCAGGGATTACCTGTTATTAGTATTATAGGTAACTCTTTGGAATTGGATAAAATTTTCTGTTCTGAAAAAGAAAACTAAATAGTAAAGTACATCATTTTATATTACTACAATGGACACTGAACAACTGAGAAAGAATTTTGATGAGCAAATCGCTAGTACAGATAAGCAAATTTCTGAACTAGAAGCAAACCTTGCTAAAGCAAAAGAATACAAATTGAAACTAATTGGTGGTATTGAAACTCTAGATTTGCTCAACCCCAAAGAGGAAACTCCTTCCGAAGAAGAATCTGAGTAACACAAATCCCTGCTTCCTAAATAGAAGTAGGGATTTTTTGTATCTAGGTGCATGGCTACACCAACAACTAAAGCAGAACTAATTGCATATTGTGAACGCCAATTAGGTGCGCCTGTCCTGCAAATCAATATGGATGCCACCCAAAAGGATGACATCATAGATCAGGCGTTGCAATATTATCACGAATACCATTTTGATGGTGTCGAAAGGATGTATCTAAAGCATCAGTTTACTGCTGCAGAGGTAACTCGTTTCACTGAAACTAATGCTGCATCCACGTCACCTGATGGAACTGGGTGGGAGAACAGGAGTAACTACATTGAAGTTCCTGAACTTGTTATAGGTATTCAAAAAGTTTTTGGAGTCTCTTCAAATTTCTTGAGGAATAACCTTTTTGGTATGAGCAATCAATACTATTTGATGGACCTGTTTTCTTTCTCATCAGGTTCGGCATTTAGTTTTGGTAATTTTGACTTAACAAATTACTATATGATTAAACAGCACTTTGAAACTATTGATATGGTTATCAATACAGGTGCGTTTGTTGAGTATAGATTTAATAAAAGACAAGATAGATTATATGTAGATATTGATAAATCTAGAATTATAGAAGATCAATATTTACTTATTGATTGCTATAGATACCTGGATCCAGATGTACATACTCAAGTTTATAATGATAGTTTTGTAAAGAGATATGCTACTGCTCTCATGAAGAGGCAGTGGGGTCAAAACTTGATTAAATATAACAACGTTTCACTTCCTGGTGGCATTAATCTTAATGGTCGCCAACTATGGGAAGACGGAAACAGAGAAGTTCGTGAGTTGGAATCTAGAATGATGATAGATTATTCACTCCCACCAATGGATATGATCGGATAAAATGCCTACCAGTTCCTATTTCCCAAGTTACTACGGCGGTACTAGTGGCGAGCAAGGTCTCGTCCAAGATCTTGTGGACGAACAAATTAAATTGTTCGGCACGGATATCTACTACATGCCTAGAACTATTCTTAGAGATAATACTCTAGATGATATTATCTACAACAAATATACAGAGCAGTTTCAAATTGAAATGATGCTGCAGAATGTAGAAGGTTTTGGGTCTCCATCAGAATTTATCAGTAAATTTGGACTTCGTATTACAGACGAAGTTAGATTTTCTGTGTCACAAAGAAGATGGGATGAAGAAGTAACTGAACATAATCCAACATTAACTGTTGATGGAAGACCCAATGAAGGAGATCTTCTTTATTTTCCACTGACTAAAGATCTCTATGAAATTAAATTTGTAGAAAGAGAAGATCCTTTTTATCAGTTAGGTAAGGTCTACTACTATACAATGACTGCTGAAATCTATGAGTATGGTAGTGATGACATCTCTACAGGAGTTGCAGAGATTGATGTAATTGAGACTCTGTTTAGTAATTCTATTGCTCTCACTATGGCAGTCGGTGGTACTGGAGACTTTACCATCGGTGAAGCAGTTACAGGATCAACCACAGGCACAGAAGCAGAAGTAAAATCTTGGGATGCTGGCACAAGAGTTTTACAAGTCATCAACAGAACTGGTACATTTGCTACTGGTGAAGCTATGACTGGGAATGACAGCGGTGCTGTTCATGTAGTCGGAACGTTTGACACTCTAAATAATACCAACAGCGAATATGATCAAAATAGAGTCATTGAAACTGCTGCTGATGACATAATTGATTGGACTGAGGGCAACCCTTTCGGTGAATCAGGTAACTTTACAGGTAGTATCTAATGTTTGGGTCACATTTTTACAACGAAATTATTCGTAGAAATATTGTTGGGTTTGGAACCCTATTCAATAACATTTCTTTGAAGAAGGTTGATCCTACTGATGGAACTACTGTTCTTGAGGAAGAAAAAGTTCCTCTGGCATATGGTCCTAAGCAGAAATTTTTGACACGTCTAGAACAAAATCCAGATGTTGATAGAAAAATTGCTATCACACTACCACGTCTTTATTTTGAAATGACTGGTATTGATTATGACGCCGCTCGTAAAACATCTCCTATTCAAAAATATAGAACCATCATTCAAAATGATGGCACAGAAGTAAAGGAACAATATGTTCCTGTTCCTTATAACATTGATTTTGAACTTGGTATTATTGCGAAGTCTCAAGATGACGGACTTCAGATTCTTGAGCAAATTTTACCATACTTTCAACCATCATTTAATATTACTATTAACATGATCCCAGACATGGATGAGAAAAAAGATGTTGCTATTACATTAAACAATGTCAGTTATGAGGATGAATGGGATGACAATTTTCTTGAGCGCAGATATATCACATGGATTTTATCGTTTACTGCTAAGTCTTACATCTACGGACCATTTGATCAAACAAGTGTTATTAAGAAAGCAATTGTATATGAAGGACTTGGAACTTCTGTACCAAATAGAACTACAAAAGTTACTTACACACCTAGAGCACTGGAAGATAAGAACAGCGATGGAAACATCGATGCTCTGGATGATGCACTACTAACATCTTCAGATGACTTTGGATTTAATGAAGGCATTGAACTACTATGAGCAAACTTGAGGATAATATGGAAGATCTATTTGACATTGAAATTGAATCTACTGCTATCGAACCATCTAAACCAGTACCACCAACATCAGATAAAGACGACCAGACAAAAGATTACGAATATACCAGAGGGTCTTTGTACTCGCTCATAGACAAGGGCAGAGAGGCGCTAGACGGGGCGTTAGAGGTTGCTCAGGAGTCAGGGCACCCTAGAGCGTATGAAGTCGCTGTGAACGC